AGGATTAGATATCAGAATGGATTTCTGAGAGGATTATTAGGAGAAAAATAATGGCGTATATAGGAAACCCCTACTACGATGCACTAGAAGCAAAGTATATAGCACAGATTAAAGAAGCACAAGCAGTGCTACAAACATACTTTCAAAACTCAGTAGGTATTGGAGAGCACTCTGATTTATTGCCTGAGTTTGACAAGTGGGTAGAACAACTTGCAAGTGCTGATGAAAAACTACAAGCTTTACGCAAGTTGCTTAAAAAATGAATCAAGTACTAATACTTGAAGTAGGTAGTACGAAGATAGGTGTAGTAAGAAATCCTTATGAACGTGCCGTCTTTCACTATATGCATGGACTAAATTGGATTGGTTTTGATAACTGGATTCAAGAAAATAATTTAGTTGGTCAAGTACAGTCTTATAAAAAATGTACAGAACTAATTGCATTTGATGACTGGGAAAATGAATTAAAAAATTTAAAGCTAGATGTAAAAGATATATCAGTTATGCAAGGTCAAAAAACAATAACGGACTGGAAAAGCTGGTACACTTTAAAGAGTAAACAAGTAATTACTGAAGTGTTCAAAGATGATATACTTACCTATGGTTTTAGCTACTAAAAAATAGTTCTTGACTCATGCTTAAAATTCTTGTATAATATATTTATATTAAGGAAATAAGCAATGAGTGATAGATTTTACCAACAAATGCTAGAGACCACAGGTTGGGCTCCAGGTTATCGTAATACCTCAACTCTTGCCGAATACAAACAAAACTATAAATTAAAAAGGAAAAGAAACATGGCGTGGACAGACGAAAGTAAAGAACAAGCAGTTGAAATGTATACTGCTGAAGAACCAACTCCAGAGAATAGCATGGAGATTGTACAGATGATTGCTGAAGAATTAGGCGAGAGCCCAAATGGTGTCAGAATGATTCTAACAAAAGCAGGTGTTTATGTTAAGAAAACACCAGCAGTCAAATCCTCATCAAGTGGAGGCGGTGGCAGAGTAAATGTCGCAGCTGCACAAGATGGATTGATTAAAGCTATTAGTGATATGGGCGAAGAAGCTGACAGTGCTATCATCAGTAAACTAACTGGTAAAGCAGCTGTATACTTCACAAACTTAATCAACAAACTTAACGATTAATACCCCTGGAATGTGGGCAGTCTTCGGACTGTCCGCACTTTTTTACATCTAAAAGAATCACCTTACAGAGTGACACCATGATTGGACGGTAATAGATATTAACCTACCAACAGGAATCACATGAAGAAAGAAGATTTTGTTAGAAAATTAGACGATGCTGGGGATGCAATCGTCACATACAGAAGTCAAAACAGTCGTAGGCTAAAATATAACGTATGCACGAGTGACTTTGACAATAAGTATATACAATCTAAAAGGAATAGAGCAAAACCGAATAATAAACAAGTATTATTATTTTGTTGGGATACTGACTCTTATAGATTGTTAGTCCCTGACAATGTAACTTCTATTGTACCCCTATCAAGGATATTGAAAAATGATAGAACTACATGAAGCACCAGCTGTCTATGAAAAAGAAATAAGTTATAACGAAGCAAAATCTGAAAAAGTATTCGTTATGATAAATACTTTTCGTGGAACAGAGTATCTACATATTAGAAAGTATTATCAAGACTTTGATGAAGAATGGAAACCTACCAAGGATGGCATTGCCATGCCTTTAGATTTTAATAATAGTCGTGGACTATTTGAGGCGTTGGTTGAGATTCTGTCAATATCAGAGGTCAAAGGAGTGCTAGAAACTCATTTCAAAGAAGTTCTCGATAAGATATACTTATAGCTCTAAAAAATAATACTTGACAAATCCTTAAAATTTCTGTATAATATTCTTATGAATAAAACAGAATACCTAGAATTATGTAATCGAAAGTATGCAGAGGGTAATCCTATATTACCTGACGAAGTATATGATAGACTCGTAGAGAATACCGAGTTGGAAACACAAGTAGGATACAAACCTCAGGACAAACCGTACTATAATATACCTCCTACAGATTCACGATTCAAACACCCTTACCCAATGTATTCATTACAAAAAGTCTTTGTCGGAGAAGATAAAGAACCAGATTGGGATTCCAAAAAACCACACATAATGACTGCCAAGTTGGACGGTGCAGCTGTGTCTATAACTTATATAGAAGGCGTACTAACACAGGCTCTCACTCGTGGTGATGGTAAAGCAGGACTAGATATTACTGGAAAAATAAAAACTTTAGTGCCAAATAAAATATGGAGTAAAGGACTGAAACAGATTACTGGAGAAGTTGTTGCACCTAAGAACATACCAAATGCTAGAAACTATGCAAGTGGTGCTTTGAATCTAAAGGACTTAGAAGAATTTAAGTCTCGTAATCTGACATTTATAGCTTATGGAGTACAGCCAGCAATTTGTGCTGAGTGGACTGAAGATATGAGTATGATAAAAGATATGGGATTTAACACTGTCACACAAAGTGATTGGAATGAATTTCCTCACGATGGCAAAGTTGTAAGGGTCGACTCTAATATATATTTTGAAACATTAGGCCACACTTCACACCATCCAAGAGGAGCTTTCGCTCTAAAAACAAGACAGGCTGGAGTAGTTACTCGGCTCTTGGACGTTGAATGGAATGTCGGGAAGTCAGGTGCTGTTTCGCCAGTTGCGATTCTAGAGCCATGTGTGATAGGAGAGGCAACAGTTAGTCGTGCCACCTTACACAATATCGGATATATCGAAGCATTAGACCTACAAATAGGTTGTAATGTAGAAGTTATTCGTAGTGGAGAAATAATACCTCGAATTGTAAAACGAGTATGAAGTACTTAAGCGAACTTATTAGTAAATTTTTAGAGTGGTCTTTCAAAAGAACTGCACAAAAACAATTTGATAAGTCTATGCTAGAGTATAGGGACTCTGATAATACATGAGTGGTGGAGTATATAATAAAACTTTTTTTGAAAACCATCCGTGGGAAAAAGAAAAAGAAGGCGTCCTCTATGGGATAGTGTTAGTAAACAAGGCAACATGGGAACGAGAAACTATAAAAGTCGGCATCGCAAAAGGGCGAACATTCAAAGACGTAGTAAAGCGAGGGCGTGGATTTACAAACTACGACATCAGGATACAGAGGATTTGGACAGGAACGATATACAACTGTTGGAGATGGGAACAGAAACTACACAAAATGTACAAGAATGACAGACACAAAACCGCCCACCATTTTGGAGGGCATACGGAATGCTTTACAATGGACTCGAAAATCCTACACAGCTTCCCCAAGAAAGATGAAATTTACAGGGATTAGCGAAGGGTTTCACGATGCAGCTATTGCAGTCGTAGAAGGAAACCAAATACTCTTTGCCGCACAAGCGGAGAGATACACTCGTGTCAAGAATGATAAGCGTTTACCTTTAAACTTAAGAAAGTTAACAGCAGATACTACAACCATATTCTACGAAGATACTAAATTAAAGAATGAACGTAGAAAGAAGTATGGAATGTTACCTAGTTCTGCTGGTCAGTTTGTAGACACTCACATGAAACACCATGAAAGCCATATGGCTGCAGCGTATTATACAGCGCCTTTCGTACCAGATGCTACAGTAGTAATTGATGCGATTGGAGAGTATGATACAGCAAGTGTATGGGTTGATGGAGAGAAAGTTTGGAGTAGACAATATCCTTGGTCATTAGGACTATTTTATAGTGCTATAACGAAACGTATAGGACTTAAGCCTAATGAAGATGAGTATATAACTATGGGTATGGCTGCCTATGGTACACCCTGTATAGACATGACTAGTATAGTACATGAAGATTTACACAAAGGCATCCCTTGGAAAAAGTGGATGTTTAAAGCGCCTGAGGACATCGCCGCCTCAGCACAGCTACATTTAGAGTATGAAATCGAACAGATATTCGATATAGCCAGAAGGTATGGAGATAGCGTTGCATATGGTGGAGGAGTTGCACTGAACTGTGTAGCAAACTCTAAAATTCGTAAGAAGTTTAAAAATATGTGGATATTTCCTAACCCTGGGGATGCAGGTAGTGCATTAGGTTGCATACTAGCACATACAAAAAGGCGAGTAGAATTTAAAGATATGTTTTTAGGATATGATATACAAAGATATATAAATCCTTTAGATGTAGTAAGAGAACTAACTAACAATAGACTATGTGGAGTAGCAAATGGAAAAGCAGAATTTGGACCTCGTGCGCTTGGTAATCGTAGTCTTCTTGGTGACTGTCGTTATGACATCAAAGACACAGTCAATGATGTTAAGAAACGGCAAAAGTTTAGACCCTTCGCTCCCGCGATACTGGAGGAGTTTGTAGATGAATACTTTGAAGGGTATTGTAATGAGTATATGCAATATGTTGCAAAAGCTAAACATGATTACAACTCAGTCACGCACGTTGACGGAACAGCAAGAGTACAAGTGGTTAGAAAAAACAGTAGGTCAATATTACGACCTATACTAGAAGAATGGTACGAACTTACTAAAGTACCAATGTTATTAAATACAAGTTTAAATATAAAAGGACAACCTATGGTAAACACATGGGAACACGCCCAGCAATTTGAAGAGAGGTATAAAGTAAAAGTACTATGATATATTGGAATGGATGCAGCTTTGTACAAGGCATGGAATTAGTGCAACCACTAAAAGATGGATTTCCTCATTTGGTTAGTAAACATTTTAATCAAGAATGTAAGAAACAATCAAAAGTAGGTGGTAGTAATGAAAGAATGTTTAGAACAAGTACACAGTATTTAGCATTTCATAAACCAAAACTCGCAGTTTTTTGTTGGACTACACCAAATAGATTCGAATATTTAGCTGAAGGAAATAACTGGAGAAATGCTGGTTGGTCATCTTTTGGATTTGATAAAAGAAAACTAGAAATCAATCCTGAGTTTAGCCAAATAGTAAAGCATCCTGGTATGTCTAGAAAGCATCACATAGGTTTATCTAATTACGGAATCTATGTCAGAAATGTTAGGTATAATTTAATACAAACAATTACTTTTATAAATGCAATGAAAAAATACTGTGAAGCAATGGAGATACCTAGCTTACACTATTTTATTTCTAAGGGTCAGTTGACCCATGCTTTGCATACACTAGACGAGACATATTATGAAGCAACAAATATAGTATGGCAAGAATTTGCACCTACCAGACAGCAATGGTTAGATTTAATACCTGAATTAAAAGGAGAAGATTTCTATACCTTATGTCAAAGACACAAAGTAGCTTTTGGTGTAAAAGACCATCCCCTTGAAGATGGTCATCAACTAATGGCTGATAGAATAATAAAGGATATTTATGATAAAGAATTGGATAAACAGTTTAGTTAAAAAAGTAAAAGCGATATACTTTTACTATAAACACAGAAACATTGAAATGGAAACTCATATCTATGAGGAAGATTAAAAATTTGGTTTGGTCTTTTTCCGTTACCTCATCAAAAAAAGTTCTTGACATGAGGTTAAACTTTTTGTATAATATATAATATATTTGAGAGAGAAAAGAAATGACAACAATTATACCACCAACCAACTGTCCTTGTTGTGACTCTATACTAGAGTTAGTAAACGAGCAGTTGTTCTGCAGAAACACAAAGTGTCCTGCACAGTGGAGTAAAAAGTTGGAGTCCTTTTCATCTTCTCTTAAAATTAAAGGGCTTGGGCCAGCAACTATCGATAAGTTAGGTGTTGAATCATTGCCCGAGCTTTATGAACTTACTGTATCTGACGTACAAGATAGATTAGGGTCTCAAAGATTAGCTGAGAAACTCATTGATGAACTAGAAAAATCAAAGAGTAGCAAGCTGGTAGATATTCTGCCTGCTTTCTCAATACCACTTATTGGTCGGTCGGCTTCTCAAAAATTATGCGATACAATATCAAACATCGAAGATATTAGCGAGAACAGTTGTACTGAGGCAGGTATCGGACCAAAAGCATCAGCTAACTTGGTAAACTTTATGGAGACTGAATTTTATCCTAACAGATACATAGACACACTACCCTTCAATTGGAATAATAAAATAGTAAAAAAGAAAGAGGTCACAGGTGTTGTATGTATATCAGGTAAGTTAAAAAGCTACCCTACAAAGGCTCATGCTACGAAAGTACTAGAGTCATACGGATTTGTAGTAAAATCAAGTCTGACAAAAGAATGTACTCATCTTATAAATGAGTCAGGTATTGAGTCAGCAAAGACACAGACAGCTCGTGACCGAGGTGTTTTAATAATAACAAATATAAAACATTTAATAGAGGAATATTAAAATGGCATTACCAAAATGGACAGATGAAAGAACTCAACAATTGACAGACTTCATCGGTGGAGAAAGCCCTGTATCACAGGCAACTGTAGCTAACGCTGCAGAAGAACTAGAAACTTCAGTAAGAAGTGTTAGTTCAAAACTAAGAAAGATGGGTTTTGATGTTGAACTAGCTTCAGCTTCAGCAACTAAATCTTTCTCAGACGAGCAAGAATCTACTCTTGCAAACTTTGTGCAAGACAACAGTGGTTCTTACACATATGCAGAAATTGCATCAAACTTTGAAGGCGGAGCTTTTTCAGCTAAGTCAATTCAAGGTAAAATCCTTTCTATGCAGTTAACAGAACATGTTAAACCTGCACCTAAAGTTGAGACTGTTAAGTCTTACAACGAACAGGAAGAAGGACAGTTCGTATCATTAGTTAATGATGGTGCGTTCATTGAGGATATCGCAGAAGCTTTAGGCAGAAGTGTTAACTCAATCAGAGGAAAAGCTTTATCACTCTTAAGAGCTGGTGAAATCAATGCTATTCCTAAGCAGAAAGAAACCAAAGGTTCAAGCAAAGCTGACCCTTTAGCAGGTGTCGATATTGACGGCATGACTGTTGAAGAAATTGCTGATGAAATCGGCAAAACAGTAAGAGGCGTGAAAACAATGCTTACTAGAAGAGGCTTACAATGCTCAGACTATAACGGAGCTGCTAAAAAAGAAATAGGCTAATACCTATTCATCATCGGGCGAGCTTCCCTTATGGGTTGCCTCGCCTTTTTTATAATTTAATATTTGTTTTGGGAGAGACAATTGACCTTAGAGAGTGCATTACTCAAGCAAATACTTGCGAACGGAGACTTTCAGACTTGGAATGGACTGAAAGAACACTACTTCCCTGAAGGTGAGTACCGAAAACTGTGGAAGATAGTAGATAAGCACGTACACAAGTATCATGACTTGCCTACATTTGAAGATTTAAAACTAGAGGTTCGTTCAAGAGAACTTCAGGAAAAGATATATGCTATTGAAACAGTAGAAACAGATGTTCCCTCAGAATTACTATTAGATTATCTAAAAAACCAATTTACACAAAGTGAGATTCTTACGAGAATCGAATCTTTTGTAGAAAACCAAATAGCTATCGGCGATGCTCGTGAGAACATTGACTTGTTGCAAGAGATTGTAGTGCAAGTAGAAGATAGGGTAGAGACCAACGACGAAAACGAAAGTATGGATTCTATCGAGCTATTTGATAGTGAGGAAGATTACGCTAAGTATCTACCTCTGGGTCTTAATCACGAATATGATTTTGACTATAAATTCTCTCCCAAAGACCTGGTCGTTGTTGGCGGAAGTCGTGGTGGAGGTAAATCATTTACTTGTTGTAATGTTGCAGTATCGGCTGCCGAAAAAGGTAAGTCGTCTTTGTACTTTACAATCGAAATGGAACCAAGACAGATTCTTCAAAGAGTCTGTGCTATGGCATGTAATATTCCTATCAAACGAATCAATACTAAAAATCTATCTCCTATGGAGTGGCATAAAGTAGCTGATTGGTGGGCAGGAAGATTCGAGAATGGAGATGAAGCTAGGAAAGAGTTCAACGAACACGAAGATTTTGATAAGTTCCATTATCAACTGACTCGTAATCCTTTGCGCACAGATGTTCCTCAAATAGACATCTACTATGACCCAAGTCTTACACTAGCTAAAATTATTAGCGTAGTAAGACAAAAGGTTGCGTCTACTCCAGACCTTGGCATAGTTATTGTGGATTACCTTAACCAAGTCAGACGCCACAACGCTCCCAGTCGTGGCGGTCAATACGAATGGACTGAACAAATAGAGATATCCAAAGGGTTAAAAGCATTAGCCCAAGAGAACAATGTCCTTGTTCTCTCAGCATTTCAAACAAACGAAAAAGGAGAAGCACGATTCGCCAAGGGTATCCTTGACGCAGTTGATGCTGCCTATAGTATTCAGCATTGGGGCGATACAGAACCAGCAATTAAGTTGAAATGTGATAAGATGAGAAATGGAAAAGTAGAAGGATTTGTTTCTTCTATGAACTGGGACAGCTTACGTATTGGACCTCATACAGAGATAGACCCAGACGAGAAAGCTGAGATGAAAGAAGCAATGAGTACAGGAGAAAGTGCATATGACCTTTAAAGATAAAATACAGAAAAGACTAGATGTATTACAATTTATGATGGAAAATAATATACACTTATCAGACCCCAACGGGTGCATGGAGTATACACTAACTATCAGCAAATTTTGGTCAGTTCTCTCAGAAGAAGATAGAGATTATATCCAAGGATGTCAGTCTTCAATCGAAGAAGGGTGGGAGTGGAAATGATTTTATACACAGAAGCACAATTAAAAATAGCTTATCAAAAATACTTAGGAAGATTAATGCATGCAAATGTACAAGGCGTAGAAGTGCCTTTTCCTACACTAGAAGATTTTAGAACAATTTACGAGGACGAGTGGACACAGAGATATAAGGAAATGAACAATGAATAAAGTTTTAATATTATGTCCTGGTAGAACAGGTAGTAGTAGACTACAATCTGCTATATGTAAAGCGCATAATTTAGACTGGCTTTCTGAACCTTTTAACTGGGAACGCAGAGATATAAATGCACAGAAAGATGGATTCAGTTTCATAGATAGAGTTAAGTACTGGAAAAATATACCTAATAAAATATGTGTAAAACAACTAAGTCATTATACTCAGTTTCCAAACGGATTCCCTACTGATAAAATGGGACAAGACCCTGTGAAATTTTATGAAAACATATATTTAAAGCAAGGTGGTTATGAGAAAAAGTTAAATTTCTATATGGAATATATGCGTGAATTTGATAGAACAATACTGCTATCAAGACGAGACTTTGGAGATTGTTTTAAAAGTCATCTACTAGGGGCATATTACAGAGCCAATGAAGGTAAGTATGAGTGGAGCTATAGTTCACACTATGAAAATAAAGATGTAATATATGATGATAGTGCAAGTTTTCTTTTAAATTTATGTATAGATTCTTTTAGATTAGTAGAAGAAATGTCTAGAAAAACAGGAATATCTATACTGTATTACGAAGATTTATATACAGACAAAGAAATTTTTATAAAAACAAACAAAGAATTTGATTTAGGATTAGAGGATTATTACGAAGAAATGTTTAATCCTAAGTTTAGATTAAGATGGCCAAAGGAGACGTCATGGCGTACGACAGAGTAAGTAGAGAAACAGCAGAATTAGTACCCCTTCCTCCGCATACTTGGTATGTGAGAACAGTTGGGTGGTTACTAGAGCAAGAAAAAGTAAAAGAGAACATAAAGAATGTTCCAATAAATGAAAAGTTAAGGGAAAGTTTGGCAAAAGACGGAGTAAAATCTCCCATACTCTGTATGCCAAACTGGTACCCCATAGCAGGGAGTCAGAGGATGAGATGTCTTCAGGAACTCCCTGCCCTACATGGGCAAGAGATAAGAGTATGTCGATTCGATAAAGAATGGTGGTTAGTATTCTATCTATGGGGTCAGACAAAAGAAAGATACAGAATTGTAGCAATCTATTTCCAAATGCTAGAATTAGTGTGGAAGTCAATGTACTATGAGGAGAATGGTACAGATTCTATGGGAACAGACTACAAAATATTTGAAAAAATTGGCGATGAGCTAGAGGGATGGAAACACAAACAATGAGATATGTAATTACAGGAGGCGGAGGCTTTATAGGCTCACACTTAGCAGAAAAACTAAGAAAAGAAGTTAATGATGAAATAGTAGTAATTGATAAGATATCAAATCATGGCAATACTAATAATCTAAATACGAGTGAGTATACATACTACCTAGCTGACATAGCTGATTCAGAAATAATGATGAAAGCATTACAAAAAGATGATATAGTATTTCATCTTGCAGCACAGCCGCACGTAGACTTATCTTATGTTAGTCCTATGGAAACTACTATTAGTAACGTACTAGGAACACATAGTGTACTAAACTCATGCCAACAGAATGAAGTTAAAAGTCTAACAGTAATGAGTACGGATGAAGTATATGGGTCTACTAATGCTATAGATAGTAACACTAAACTTGACCCAACTAACCCATATAGTGCAACCAAAGCGGCTGCAGATATGATGGTTAATAGTTATAAACACATGTACCCTGATATGAAGATTAATACTCTTAGGTCAAATAATATTATCGGACCTAGACAGTTTATAAGAAATATAATACCTAGATTCTCACTCCAAGCCCTAACGGGTAGGAATATAACCTTGCACGGTAAGGGAGAAGCTAGAAGAAGATACTTGTGGGTAGAGGACGCCGCAGATGCTTTGTGGAGAATATCTAAAAGTGACTACAATCATAAGATATATAATATTGGACATCCCGAAGTTTACTCTAATTTAGATGTAGCAAAAATTATATGTGACCATTTGAACGTTGGTTACGATATCATTCAAACAACTGATGATAGAATTTTCAATGATACAATATATCCGTATAACCCAACAGATATTTTTAATGATTTAGGATGGTCATATACAATCAATCCTTCCGTGTCAATACCTCGAACAATCGACTGGTACAAAGAGAACATTCGATATTTTGAAAAATTCTTTGATATACTATGAGTGAGTATGAAAAATTGAATGGAGGCATGCGATTTGCACCAGACCCACAATGGATAAAAAATAGTTTCAATCATCACTGGATGGGATTATGTCATCTAATATCTTGCTTAAATATTCAACACGGCAAGATGATAGAGATAGGTTCTTATGCAGGAGAAAGCACAGCAATGTTTGCTTCTAGTGGTAAATTTATAAGTATAGATACGATAGACCCTTATTATTGGTCTGGTAGTCATGAAGTAGAGATGGAATATAAAGTTAATACTAGACACTGGGATTATATAAAACAACACAAATATTACAGTCAAGACATACATGGCAAATTTAATAATGATAAGTATGATTTTGTATACATTGATGGAGACCACAGCGGTGAGAATGTAGCTAGAGACATAGCACAATACTTTCCGAAAGTCAAAAAAGGTGGCTATATAGGTGGACACGATTATTCAAAGAATCACTGGCCAGATGTTGTAGACGCAGTAAACAAGGTGTTTCCAGTCGTTGATACATTTGCAGACACAAGTTGGTTATGCCAAAAATAGTTCTTGACAAATCCTTAAAATTTTGATATAATATATTTAATTATGATAGCAGAAGACTTATTAAGAGAGAAGAAAATTGATTATCGCATAAGCGGACAGGATGCCGTAGTGTCCTGCCTTAACCCAGAGCATGATGACAGTAATCCGTCTATGCGTATAGATAGGGTAACTGGCGTGTTCAATTGTTTCTCATGCGGTTACAAAGGTAATCTGTTTACATACTTTGGTGCACCTGCTTCTCCACTAGAAGTTCGTATGCACCGTATTAAAGAATCAATCAACAAAGTCAGGTCAGCAACTGTCGGTATCCAACTCCCAAAGGATAGACTATCGTGGAAAGGTGGTGGAATCAGAAATATATCTGAGGAGACTCTAGCTAAATGGGATGCGTTCACATGGAACGTTCCTAAGTTTGAGAATCGAATCATCTTTCCGATACGAGATATCACAGGCAAGACGGTGGCTTTAATAGGAAGAAGCTTAGATGACTTCAGTCCTAACAAATATTACATTTACCCTAATGGAGTAGAAATGCCTTTCTGCCCAGCTAAGGTAAAACCAATGCAAAACAGAGTTATCCTTGTAGAAGGAATCTTTGATGCACTTAACCTATGGGATAAAGGGCTCAAGAATACTGTATGTTGTTTTGGTACACAGCAAGTAAACTGGGTTAAGCTTAGTTTATTAAAACTCCAAGGGATAACTGGTATAGATATCATGTTTGATGGAGATGAAGCAGGAAGGCAAGCTGGTGAGAAAGCCAAAGACCTTGCAGAAAAACTAGAGATGTCTGCAAGAGTAGTAAAACTAAGAGATAACATAGACCCTGGCAACTTAACAAGACCAGAGATAGAAAGATTAAAGGAAAAATTATATGGCTAAAGTAGCACTAATAGAAACAACAATGTCCAGCACGAACTGGGATAAGTACTTTGAGTTTGAATATGATAGGTTTGCCCTGTGTTCAGATAGTTCAAAGAAGAAAATTTTGAAAAGAGATGTTGATATCGAAATCGATATCGATGCGTACGAATGGCTTATTGTTGTAGGTTCAGAGCCTTTCAAAATGTTTACAAAAAAGACATCAATAACTGAGTACAATGGAAAAGTTGTTGATTCTAAGTTTTTAGCAATAATCAATCCTGCAATGATAAAGTTCCGACCAGAAGCAAAGAAGTCGTTCGAGGAAGCTGTCGAGAGTATTACGGGTTATGTAAGCGGAGAACTACAACAAATGACCATACCAAAAGACAGATGTTATGGCATACAAGACACAGAAGAATTAAACGCTTGGTTAAAGAAAGCACTAGATGCACCAGGCGATTTTATTGCACTTGACTCAGAGACTTCAGCACTATATTGTCGTGATGGCTATATGCTAGGATTCTCTATGTCATATGAACCTGAGCATGGTATCTATGGAGACTGTGATTGCATGGATGAAGAATCAGAAAGACTCATGCAAGAAATATTCAACAAGAAAAGAGTAGTCTTTCATAATGCAAAGTTTGATTTACAATGGTTTGAGTATCATTTCAACTTCGAGTTTCCACATTTTGAAGACACTATGCTTATGCACTATATGTTTGATGAAAGACCAGGTACACATGGCTTGAAGACACTAGCAATCAAACATACTCCATATGGAGATTATGAAGCAGAACTCTCAAACTGGATTGCAGACTTCAAGAAAAGAACAGGTATACTCAAAGATTCATTTGATTATAGTATGGTTCCTTTTGATGTTATGCAGAACTATGCTGGTATGGATGCGATAGTAACATATCTATTATTTGAAAAGTTTGAGAAAGCATTGAAAACAAATGACAAACTGTATGGAGTCTACAAAAGAATCTTAGTAGAGGGTTGTAGATTTCTAAAACAAATAGAAGGCAATGGTGTCCCATTCGATAAGACTCGTCTAGAGTTTGGACAGAAGCGTATGGGCGAAGACATTGACGCAGCAGTAAAAGCTCTGAATGAGTTTCCTGAAGTAAAAAGATTTATTGCAGACAATCAAGGATTCAACCCAAACAGTACATTACAACTTAGAACTTTATTATTTGACTATTGTGGACTTAAATCTGATAAGAAAACCGCAACGGGTGCACTCAGTACAGATGCTGAAGTACTTGGTAATCTTGCAGAAGAACATGGAGTACCAAAACATATTCTAGAAGTTAGACAGAAAGTTAAAATCAAGAATACATATCTTGATAAGATTATACCTAACTTAGATAGAGATGGTAGACTTCGTACAGGTTTCAATCTTCACGGTACAACCAGTGGTAGATTGAGTAGTAGTGGTAAACTGAATATGCAACAGCTTCCAAGAGACAATCCAACAGTTAAAGGTTGTATCAAAGCAAAAGCTGGAAACAAAATAGTTGCAATGGACTTAACAACAGCAGAAGTATACTGTGCAGCTGTACTTGCAAATGATGTTGGACTTATGAATGTATTCAAGTCTGGCGGTAATTTTCATAGTACGATTGCGAAACAAGTATTCAGACTGCCAGGGGATGTTGACGACATAGCAACAAACTTTGGTGCGCAAAGACAACAAGCAAAAGCTGTTACCTTTGGCATCATGTACGGAGCAGGACCGAAAAAGATTAGTGAACAAGTAACAAAGGATAGTGGAGAGTATTTCAGTATGCAAGATGCAGCGAATACTATTAAAGATTATTTCGAGGCGTTCCCTAAACTTCGTGAATGGCTAGACAACCAAAAGAAATTTATTCAAGCGAATGGATTTGTTTACAGTAGGTTTGGCAGAAAGAGAAGATTACCTGATGTCCATTCACAGGACAAAGGAATCGCCTCACATGAAGTGCGTAGTGGAATCAACTTTCTAGTACAATCTGTTGCATCTGATATCAACCTTATGGGCGGTATAGATATGCAAAGATATATCGAAAAGACTGGTATGAAGTCTAAGATATTTGCACTTGTTCACGATTCCGTACTAGCAGAAGTACCTGAAGATGAAATAGAACACTACTCAGAAAAACTACAAGAGTTCATACAAAAAGATAGAGGACTATCAATACCAGGCGCACCAGTCGGATGTGACTTTGATGTTGCTGATGACTACTCACTAGGCAAGTTTGAAAAGTTATATGGCATTTAGTGAAATAAATTGGTACTGCGATACAGACTATATGTTAGATGTATGGGAAAAATGTGGTCGTAAACCAACTACTTTAAAAGACCCAAATATAAGTGAGTTTGTGAAGCCATTGTTAACAGTATTTGACGCTGCTGTAAAAGAAAAAAAGTACCAAATAGGTGTACTACAAAGAATAAATAGTAAAGAAGAATATGTTGGAAAGAATTGGAAGTCAGCATATATTTGGGGTTTTGACCCTTTTTATGTAAAAATAAATGGAGACAAAGTACACGCAGCAATCTGTGATGTAACTGAGCCATTAAGTATAGAAGGCGCGCACTTAGCAGTATACACTAGTTTAGACTATAATGCATTAGCATTAGGTTATAATAAATATTGGGGGCAAAACTCTGCTAGAAGAAAAGTAGTAACTACAAAAGAAATATTTGGAGCTCATGTACGTACAGACGACCTTAACATTATGTAACTTTCCGCTATATGTTCTAACACAAGAACCTGAAGTAATAGACGGATTAGTATGGATAAATGATGAGGTAGTAGATGATAGAAATATGTTAGGCGAAACTTTAGGTAAGAGAAGATTACAAACTCCTATGAAAAGTCTGTATTCTTTACATAGACAAATAGATGAGCCTAGAAATGTATATAAACATAGAGGTAAACATTTTATAGATAGTAGCGGTACTTATTATTACAAAGAACTAAAACCTATTGGAGCTATAAAATACCATAAGATTACTACAATAAAAGAAAAACATGGCATAAAAACTATTAGATGCCGAGACTTAGCAATAACACTAAAGACAAGAACTCCACCACCAGTAAATGCAAAATGGTGTGGAGTTTTATACGTAAAGAATATGCCCTGGACATTATGGGAATATAGTGAAACTAAAAAGAAAAACAGGAAAAAGAACGTATGATACATCTAAATGTACATAACTTTATTAATAATTATGAAGTAGAAAGACTAGAGCATGTTATTCATTTGGATGAAGACCAAGTGTTAGGAATACCAAATGATAATATTCATAGACACTACCCTGCATTAACTAGTCAATATCATGTATATAATTGGTTGCAGAATCCTGCAGTTGCTTCTTTAAATTTGCCTGACAGGTTTTTTGATATGAAAGTATTACAACCTTTTGATGAATTATATATTCAGTGTTGGTGTAACATTGTAAGAAAAGGAGAAAAATTAAGTAAACATGTACATGCAGGAATCAAAGGACATAATAAATTCTTTGGAGCAAACTTGTTTATCACTGGTAATACAAAACCAGGCACTTGGTACGAAGGAATAGGCACAGTAGAAAATACACCAGGAACACTAACTTTTTTTGATTCTAAGTTTCCTCATGCTGTTCCTGTTAATAAGGGGGACATTCCTAGAGTTAGTATGGCATTTGATATTTGGTATGAAAAACCACTAGGATATGAAGAGCCTCGTTGGCTTACATTTAAAAGAGAAGAATTAATAACTGACCCCATGGGTCGATGCTGGCCAGATTGGCCTCCAGGAGAATAATATGGTAGATATAGAAAATTTAAAAAAAGCATTAGAACGTAGTATTGTACTTATAGAATTTGAATCGTTAAAAAGCGGTAAAACATACAGTAGAGAGTATACTCTATCTCAAGATTATTTACCATTACCTAACCATATATCACGACAGTCTGGAGATAGATTGATATGTTTTGATATAGATTTTCAGAAATGGGAAGATATACTCCTTACAACTATAATTAAGTGGACAGTAGTAGATTATATTCCAAATAACCCCTACGGAGCTGCGCTTTGGACAGACAAGAACATGGATAAAAATTAATGTGTGGATTTGTAATATCTAATAAGAAAGGTATAGTTCGAGAAGCACTATTACGACAGCGACACAGAGGCCCAGACGGGGTTTCTATGTGGTCTGGTGGCGGTATTGAAATGGGGCATGTACTATTAGATATAAATGGTAGTAATACAATTCAACCGTATACTACAAAGAAAGGAAACATTCTAGTATTTAATGGAGAAATGTATAACTGTCCTATAGAAAACGATACAGAGTGGTTAGGAGAAGGCATGGACAGATATGGATTACGCTTTCTAGAATACAATAATTGGCACGGCTCTGTTGCTTACTTTGATAGAAAAAAGAACGAACTACTTGTCACAAGAGACCACTTTGGTGCTAAGCCGTTATTTTATCAAATGTTATCAGCAACAGACTGGATGTTTAGTACAAGTTTAAGAAGCATGGTACATAAGAAAATTGATGAAAAACATAAAAATTCTTTTGTATTTAATCCTATATGGGCAGGTACAGATTGTCCTTATCAAAACACTTGGAAAGTAGCTCCTGGTCAAACCTATAAGTTTGATTTAAATAAACCAGGAGACCGAGTACATAAAAACTTATGGGACTACTGGAGAATACAATCTAGAAGATTCAAGAAAGAACAAGTTAGAGAAAAACTAATAGCAAGTATACAATCTATTGCTAAAAATAATCAGAAAACAGGAATCTTTTTAAGTGGAGGATTGGATAGTACATTTGCTCTATCAGTAGCAAAAGATATGGACTTAGATTTAACAGCATATATACTAGCTTATGACGAAAAGAAAGGGGCAGTACAAGACCATGATACTTTTAGAAATGAATCCAAAATGGCAATAAAGACTTGCGAAGAGTGGGGCGTACCTTATAAAGTAGCAACACTATATGAAAAAGATGTGGAGCATTATGGAAAAATGTGGATGAATTATACACACTTTCCATGGACAGATAGACTAAGACAAGCACCTAGATATCTACTAGCAAAAACAGCTTCAGAAGACGGGTGTAAAGTTATACTCACAGGAGACAGTGCGGATGAATTGTTTACAGGGTATTATCATCACGAAAAAAGGTGGGAAGAAGGCTATGATGATGAGACTGTAAAAAGAGCAGAAAAGTACAGATGGACTCCCCATAAAATATGGCATGATGAAGACCATTGGAACAATGGCTTATTCTATGATTTATTAGTAACCTCAGAGAATAATATACTAGCAGCTGACCAAACTTGTGGTATGTTTGGTATGGAGTCAAGACCTGTATTTTTACAACAAGATTTTGTAAGATGGATATTTGAACAAGATGGAGCAATTAAGTTTAAAACACACCCAAGCTATCCTAAAGGAACATACAAGTATATTTTAAGAGAACTACTAGGAGATATGCTTCCAGAGCATGTACGAAACAGAAAACAAAAAACAGGATGGTCAAGTCCTTGGAACAACAACGTAGCAGAACTACAAGAAGAATGGAGAGAACAAGATTGGGAAACACTGAAAAGTTATCAATAGGATTTACCTGTGGAGCATTTGATTTACTTCATGCAGGACATATAGTAATGCTCAAAGAAGCAAAGCAAAACTGTGATTATCTAATAGTAGGTTTACAGACAGACCCAAGCATTGATAGGCAAGAAAAGAATATACCTGTTCAATCTGTATTTGAAAGATATGTACAACTACGAGCAGTAAAGTATATAGACGAGATTATTCCATATGACACAGAACAAAGCCTACTAGACTTACTAGAGGCTACAGAAATACATCTTCGATTTGTCGGAGAGGATTATGTCGATAGACATTTTACAGGCAAAGGACTGCATGAGATTTTTTACACAAGTAGACAGCACTCTTTTTCTAGTACGAATTTGAGAAATAAGATACATGAAAGCAGTTCTTAGTAACAGAATATATTTAGAAGTAAATAAAGAAACACACAATTCTATCGAGAAGGAACTTACTTATACAATTCCTGCTCGTATGCCCCAAGACCCTCCTTTAGTATTTAAAACAATTAGATACATAAAAGATGGTTTAATCTCCATACCTATTGGAAGAGTGGATTTGATACCACATGATTACGAAATAATCGATAAGCGTGTTACCTCGCCAATAGAACATGCAGACTTTAAGTTTGATTTACGACCTTCTCAAAAGGCGGTTCATGACGAGATAGATGACAATGCTATAGTAAACGCATGGGTAAGTTGGGGCAAGACATTTACAGGTTTAGCTATCGCAGCGAAGCTTGGTCAGAAAACATTAGTTGTTACCCACACAACTAACTTAAGAAATCAGTGGGAAAAAGAGGTAGAAAAATGCTTTGGAATTAAACCAGGCAGAATAGGTAGTGGAGACTTTAAGACTAATGCTCCTATCGTTATTGGGAATATTCAGAGTTTATACCGAAAAATGACTGACATTAAAAAGATGTTCGGGACAGTTATTTTAGATGAAATGCATCACGTCAGCAGTCCAACTTTTACACGAATTGTAGATGAAATGCCTGCTCGTTATAAAATAGGTCTCACAGGAACACTAGAACGAAAAGATGGACGTCATGTGGTGTTTAGAGATTACTTTGGAAACAATGTATTCAAACCACCTAAAGAAAACTATTTAATACCAAAGATTCATATTGTAAAGTCAGATGTAATATTTCTTGATGGAGCGTATACTCCATGGGCAGAACGTATAAATCATCTAGCGTACAATGAAGAATATGTACATAGCGTAGCTCTGATTGCATCAAAGTATGCAGCACTAGGGCACAAAGTATTAGTAGTATCAGATAGAGTTGCATTTCTAAAAGCCTGTGCAAGATTGTGCGGGGATAGTGCAGTATCAATCACTGGAGATATGGACTTTGAAGAAAGAGAAAATACTATGCAACTAATAAAAGAAGATAAAAATATTTTATTTGGAACACAGTCAATCTTTTCTGAAGGCATATCTTTGAATGACCTGAGTTGCCTAGTACTAGGTACTCCTGTCAATAATGACCCCCTTCTTACACAGTTAATTGGTAGGGTTATAAGAGATAAAGAAGGAAAACAACAACCAGTAGTGGTTGATATACATTTAAAAGGAAAAACAGCAGCTCGACAAGCAAATGCTAGAATGGGCTACTATATAAAACAAGATTACGAGGTAAAAATATTATGAGTGTAGAAGTACAACTTAACTTAGAAAAAATGAGGCAAATGAAGATATTTCTTGCAACTCCAATGTATGGTGGTATGTGCCATGGTATGTACACAAAGTCTTTAATGGACACAACAAATGTAGCAATGCAGTATGGAATACATATTCAGATTTATTATTTGTTTAATGAATCTTTAATTACTAGAGCAAGAAACTATTGTGTAGCAAACTTTTTAAAATCAGATGCTACCCATTTACTTTTTATAGATAGCGATATACATTGGAGCGCAATGGACTTGATGTATATGTTACATATTGTATCAGAAAAGCCAGAACTATATAGAATTATGTGTGCATTATATCCTAAGAAAACTATTGCTTGGGAGAAAGTATTGAAAGCAGCACAATCAGGAGACTATGACGATAAACCATGGGAACTAGAAAAATTAGGAGGGGATATGGTATTTAATCCTTTACCTGATGAGTACCCTGATGGAAGAGCACCCATCAATGAACCAGTAAAAATTAAAGAAGGTGCTACTGGATTTATGTTAATAGAAAGAGGTGTTTTTGAAGAGTATGCAACAGCTCACCCTGAATTACTATATACTCCTGACCATTTAAGAGAAGGAGAGTTTGCTTTAAATGAGAAGATTCATGCTTTCTTTGATTGTATCATAAATGAACAAAACAGGTATCTATCAGAAGACTACATGTTCTCCGAATATTGTAGAAATCTAGGCATGGATATATGGGCATTACCTATGATAGAACTAATGCATTGTGGTAGTTATATATTTCAAGGTAGCATAGCAAGAATGGCGCAAGCTGATGTTCATGCTACAGTTGACGAGGAAACTATAAAAAAGATGCAAAAGGCTAAAGCTGAAAAAGCTCAGAAAAATAGTTCTTGACACGCGCTCAAAAATTTGTTATAATATGTTACTATTTAATTGGAATAAGATAATGAGAGTAAGCAACGGAAATGTTGATGATATGATTCAGATACTTAGAATCATTACTTACAAGATTCAACCAAAAAATTATTACGATAAAACATTTAAGTTTTATAAGCATAAATTCGGAGGCTCTAGCTTCATCCTAAACCCAAAGGATTTGCTAGAACGAGGAAGGGCATTGAGTGATAGAGAGGTTGTGGAGTATGCAGGTGTCGCATCATTCCGCAACTATTACGACTATGTCCGAACAAAAGACACCACACTAGACCTCTTTGACTGTGAAGTTAGTGAGGAAATTATAAATAATAACAGACTGCTTGAAATAAAAGATGGAAGGGTACACTTTTGTTTTGAGGAGACATTAGGAGAATAAAATGGCAATTGGATTCAACCAAACCAAGGGCTCAGCCCAAAAAGAAAAAATCGAAACTTATAACTACGCTGGTAAAGAAGACCACCATGTAAGATTAGTTGGTGACTTACTACCAAGGTACGTTTACTGGATTAAAGGTGAAAACGGAAAAAACATTCCTATGGAGTGTCTATCATTTGATAGAGAGAATGAAACCTTTAACAACAAAGAACATGACCATGTTCGCGACTTTTACCCAGACTTAAAATGTGGATGGTCTTATGCCGTTCAGTGCGTAGACTACGCTGATAAATCTGTAAAAGTTCTTAATCTAAAAAGAAAGTTGTTCGACCAAGTTATAGTAGCTATGGAAGAGTTGGGTGACCCAACAGACCCAGTTACTGGTTATGACATTCATTTCAAAAGAAAGAAAACTGGTCCGCAGGTATTTAATGTTGAGTACCAATTACAAGTTCTAAAGTGTAAACCAAGAGAACTTGAAGATTGGGAAAAAGACTTAGTTGCAAATCTAAAGTCTATGGATGACGTTTTACCAAGACCAACAGCTGACGCTCAACTAGAGCTATTAAGAAGAGTTAATGACCAAGGTGGAGAGACACCTAGCGAAGTATCAGAGGAGTTTGATGTATCATGATGATTGGAGTAGGAGAAAAGTTTCCTGCATTTAAATTGCAGGGTGTCAACAAAGACAACGAGTTTGTAGAAGTTTCAGTTACTGAACACTACGACCCGTTAAAGCACGATTATACAGTAATCTACTTTTATCCGAAAGATTTTACTTTTATCTGTCCTACAGAAATTGCAGGAATGGATGTATTAGTAGATGAAGCAAACGTAATCGGTATTAGTGGTGATAATGAGTTCTGTAAGTTAGCTTGGAAAAAAGATAACGAACTAATTGGAAACATTAACCACTCATTAGCAGCAGACTGTGGTTTAAGACTTGCAGAAGAACTAGGAATAGTTGATGAAGAAGCAGGTGTTTGCTACAGAGCAACCTACATTATTGATAGAAATGATGTAGTACAACATGTAAGTGTTAACGCACTTGACACAGGCAGAAATGCTAACGAAGTTCTTAGAACTTTACAGGGCATCAAAGCTGGTGGATTAACAGGGTGTGAATGGGCACCTGGGGATGACTTTGTAGTATGATTTTATTTACAGCAGATTGGCATATTAAATTAGGACAAAAGAACGTACCAGTAGCGTGGGCTTGCTCTCGTTATCAAATGTTCTTTGAACAAGTGCAGGAAGCTGTAGATAATCATGAAGTTAATCTTCACATCATAGGTGGGGACTTGTTTGACCGAGTCCCTTCTATGGATGAGCTTACTTTGTATTTTGATTTTGTAAAAAGAACAAAAGTAAGAACAATTATCTATGATGGCAACCATGAAGCCACTAGAAAAAATAAAACTTTCTTTGATAATTTAAAGAGAGTAACAAATGAATTAAATCCTTTAGTAGAAGTTATAACAGAAACTTACTATGAGGATGATTGGGCAATATTACCTTATGCAGACTTGCATAAAAAGAAAAGTATAGAAATGATAGATGCAGACTATTTATTTACTCATGTAAGAGGCGAGATACCTCCTCATGTTATGCCCGAAGTAGAACTAGACAGATTTGATAGGTATAAATTGGTTTTTGCAGGAGACTTACATGCTCACGAGAATACTCAACGAAACATTGTATATCCTGGCAGTCCAATGACAACATCATTTCATAGAAATATTGTAAAAACTGGGTACTTAATAATAGATACTAATGCTCATCACTTTGATGAAGATTGGTCTTGGACATGGCATGAATTTGATTTGCCACAACTAATTAGAAAGACTATCGAAGACCCAGCGGATATGGAACAAACTGACTTTCACCATACTATTTATGAAGTCACAGGAGATGTACAAGATTTAGCAAAAGTTAAAAACACAGACCTTCTTGACAAAAAAGTAGTACGTAGAGAAGTTGATGCTAGATTAGATTTGAGCGGAGATTTAACTATGTCAGACGAGCTTATAAAATATTTACAAGAGATATTATCGCTTGATGATGAAAAAGTTAGACAAATTATAGGAGTGTTTAATGATTATTCTTCAGAAGCTGAAGTGGGATAATTGCTTCTCGTACGGAGAAGGTAATGAGTTGGATTTATCAGATGCAACTCTTACACAGTTAGTCGGAACAAACGGCGTGGGTAAATCCTCTATACCCCTTATATTAGAGGAAGTCTTGTTTAACAAAAACAGTAAAAATGTTAAGAAGGCAGATATAGCGAACAGATATGTTAACAAAGGATATGATATTAGTCTTGAGTTTAGTGTCGATGCTGATTTATATAATATTGCTGTCAGTAGGCGTACAAATCTCAAATGCAAATTAACTAAAAATGGAGAGGATATATCTTCTCATACTGCGTCTAATACCTATAAAACACTAGGAGATATTTTAGGTATAGACTTTAAAACATTTAGTCAATTAGTGTATCAGAATACTAATGCATCATTACAATTTTTAACAGCAACAGATACAAACCGTAAAAAGTTCTTAATTGACCTATTGAAACTAGACGATTATGTTTCATACTTTGAAGTTTTTAAAGAAGCTGTACGTAGCGTATCTAGTATGGTAACAACAGAGGAAGCCAAAATTGCAACTATTCAAAAATGGTTGACAGACAATATTCTCGAAGATAGTTCCATACTCGAAAAGAAAATTTTACCAAAAATAAATGAAAAAGACGAGGAATCTTTGCGTTCTTTACAAGTAGAATTTGAAAATATCTCCGAAAAGAACAAACAAATAAATCTAAATGAAAATCTGAAATATCAGTTAAAATCAATAGACTTACACGAAGCTAAAAGATTACTAGCAGAGCACCCAGAACTTATTGATACTTCTACGTATCTTACAGGAATAGGGTCTTGGAAGTCTGAACAGATGCATGAGCAGAAAATGTTAGATAAGTACCAAACCCTAGCGGGTATGGAAAATGCTACCTGTCCTACTTGCGATGGAGAAATTGACCAAAAGTTCGTAAGTAATATGATAGAGGAGCATGAGGAAAGAGTAGAGCAGTGTGCAAAATTTGCAGATAAAGATAGAGAAAGATTGCAAAATATAGAGGAAAGTAATGAGATACATAGGAAAGCAAAAAAAGATGTCGAGACTTGGGAAACTCTCTACAGGGACATTGACAGGGAACTCCCAAATAAAGTCCTCAATGCAGAAAAACTCCAAGAGCAAATTGCGGAACTTCGTAGAAAGATTACCACTGCTAGGGAGACTCTTCAAGAGGTAATAGATGAGAATGAAAAGATTGAAAGACATAACACAAGAATTGGAATTATTCTTGAACAAACGGAACAGTTTGAGAGCGACCTTAGTCACAGCGAGTCTAAACTTAAGAGTTCAGAAACAAAACTGGCGGTACTTGAAACACTTAAAAAAGCGTTCTCAACCAATGGACTATTAGCGTATAAAATAGAAAGTTTAGTAAAAGAGTTAGAAATTCTCACAAACGAATATCTAGCAGAGTTTAGTGATGGTAGATTTGCCATCAATTTTGTAGTGGAGAATGATAAATTAAATGTGGAAGTCTCAGATAATGGCAATATTATTGACATCCTTGCTCTTTCTAGCGGCGAGTTAGCTAGAGTAAATATTGCAACACTAGTATCAATAAGGAAGTTAATGACTTCAATTAGTAGAAGTCAAATCAATGTTCTTTTCCTTGACGAAGTAAACCAAGCGTTAGACGAAGTCGGAAAAGAAAAAGTAGTAGAAGTGTTATTAAAAGAAGAAACCTTAAATACTTACATGGTATCACACGGTTGGACACATCCTCTACTAGAGAAAATAGAAATAACAAAAGAGGATAACATCAGTTATCTTGAATAGCACCACGAAAGTATCTCTTGACAAGAAACTTAAAATGTGGTATAATATATATCTTATGGAGACAATATGAAAAAAGCAATAGTATGGATTGTAGATAGCTGGAGAAATGTTATGGATGTAAGATTTAATCCCTTACGACATATACCAGACCCTAGTCTACAGTTGTATTTTACTTTAGTACTTTTTACTATGTGGAGTGTTTACTTTGGCCTTGTAGCAAGTTATTGGTTAGGTTGGGCAAACTATGATATAGTAGCAAGTATTATAATACATTTAGCAGTGCTAATACCTATAGGATTCACTAATGCAGTATTTATAGATGCAGAACGTGATGGAAGCAAATGGTTAAAAGAATGGAGAAACAAATGAAAGTAGAAATTTATAGTATACCTAATTGTACTTACTGTAAAAAAGCTAAGTTCTTGGCTGACCACGTTGACCAAGTAACTGAGGTGCAGTATAAAATGATTGGCAAAGATTTTTCTGCGTCTGATGTTAGAGAACTATTTCCTGGCGCTAGGACATTCCCACAAATACTTGTAGACGATAAGCACATTGGCGGCTACATAGAACTGGAGAAGTTAATTGGTTAATGGTAGGCAGAAAGGTAATAACGCAGAATTAAAAGTAGCAGAAATGTTACACAGACATACAGGAGAAGCTTTTGTACAAACCCCAGGCTCAGGCAGTGGTAAGATAAAAGGCGACTTAATGGTAGCACACAAAGAAAACTTGTTTGCTATAGAAGTAAAGTTCTATAGAGATATGTCTTTTAACCACAAAATGTTTACACAAAAAAGTAATAAATTTGTAAACTGGTGGAGTAAGATAGTGAAACAAGCTGAGCAAATGAAACAAGAACCTATATTGTTCTTCAAAGAAAACCACTCACAATGGTATGTGGCAACGACAAGAAAGCCACTTTACAAAAAACATATGTACTTTAATTGGTTAGGTTGCTATGTAACTTTAGCTGATAAATTTTTAGAAACACAAAACATGGAATTTACAAATGGCGATACAATTTATGAACCATGGAAAGCCGACCCCGAATGGGAACTTATTGATTGTTGATGGACTCAATCTAGCTTTTCGATGGAAACACCAAGGTAATACTGACTTCGAGCATGATTATGTAAGAACTGTTCAGTCTTTGGCAAAGTCCTATAACTGTGGAGAGATAGTCGTTTTAGGCGATGGCGGTAGTAACTATCGTAAAGAAATCTATCCAGAGTATAAAGCAAATCGTAAAGAACGATATGCAGAACAAACAGAAAAAGAAGCAAAAGAATTTGAAATGTTCTTAGCAGAATTTTCAACTACTCTAAGTACGTTAAAGCGTAAGGGATATCTTACGCTTAAATATGCTGGAGTAGAAGCTGATGATATTGCAGCTCTTATTTGTCAAAACAGAGAAGAGTTAGGTCTCGATGAGATTTGGATGATATCTTCAGATAGAGACTGGGATTTACTAGTCGATGGTAACATAAGTAGATTTTCTACAGTTACTAGAAAAGAAACAACACTCCTAAACTGGGACGAGCATTATGACTTTGACCCCGAGTACTTTTTAACATATAAGTGCTTAACTGGAGATAAAGGAGATAACGTTCCTGGTGTTGATGGAATCGGGCCTAAAAGAGCCACACAGATTATACAACAGTATGGAGATATCTTTGATATTATGGCGAGTTTGCCAATGGAAGGAAAGTACAAATTTATTCAGAACTTAAATGAGTTCGGAGAAGAAGGACTAGAGATTGGTATTAAACTCATGGATTTAACTTATGACGTAGACGGTGCTGTCTTAGGTCATGGCAAAGAAATTATAGGATTGGTAGAAGATTATGTCAGTAAAAATTGATTTTAGTAAAGACAAACTTTTAGATGCTTTTGCACACGCAACTCTAAAAGATAGATATATGGTAGGTGATGAAACTTCACCTCAAGAAGCTTTTGCCCGTGCTGCAATGGCTTTTGCAGATGATGACGACCATGCACAAAGGTTATATGATTATGTAAGTAAACTATGGTTTATGTTTGCTACGCCTGTGTTATCAAATGGAGGTACTCGGAGAGGGCTTCCTATTAGTTGTTTTTTGAACTATGTAGACGATAGTAGAGAAGGAATAACAGACCATTTTACAGAAAATGCGTTCTTAAGTTCTTTCGGTGGTGGTATCGGTGGTCACTGGTCTGATGTCAGAGCAATGGGAAGTAAAACTTCTAAAGGTTCTGAATCGACTGGTGTGATACCATTCATGAAGGTCGTAGATGCAGAGATGCTTGCTTTCTCACAGGGGGTTACAAGAAGAGGAAGTTATGCAGCGTATCTACATATTAGTCACCCAGAAATAGAGGAGTTCTTAGATGGAAGAAAACCCACTGGTGGAGACGTTAATCGCAAGTTTACTAATTTGCATCATGGTATCGTTATTCCTGATTCTTTCATGGAGCTAATCCATAGAGCAAGTAAAGAAGAAGGATTTGATGACTCTTGGAAATTAATTGACCCACACTCAAAAGAAGTGAAAAAAGTAGTATCTGCTAGAGCCTTATGGGTAAAGATACTACAAAACAGAATAGAAACAGGAGAGCCATATGTAATGTACGAAGATGCAGTACAAAATGGATTACCTGATTTCCAAAAAAGGAAGGGATTACAAGTACATCACTCTAATCTATGTAGTGAGATTACTCTTGCTACTAACGATGAAAGAACAGCAGTATGTTGTCTTTCTAGTGTAAATTTAGAGTACTATGATGAATGGAAAGACCATCCTTCTTTTATCCCTGATTTGGTCAGGATGCTAGATAATGTATTAACATACTTTATTGAAAATGCACCTAGCCCATTAGATAAGGCTAAGTTCAGTGCTTTTAGGGAGAGGAGTATTGGACTTGGTGCTATGGGATTTCATGCGTACCTGCAAAAAAATAGTATTCCATTTGAGAGTGCTATGGCAGGTGGCACTAATTTAGAAATGTTTGCGTTTATAAAAAGACACGCAGACACTGAAACTAGAAAACTAGCGGCAGAAAGAGGCGCTTGTCCTGATGATGATTCTTGCACAGTAAGAAATGCTCATCTATTAGCGATTGCTCCTAATGCTAGTTCTAGTATTATTTGTGGAAACACAAGTCCAAGTATTGAGCCGTATAGAGCCAATGCTTATACACAAAAAACAAAAACAGGAAGTAACTTAGTAAAAAATAAATTCTTAGATGCAATTATCAAAGAAAAAGTTGCTCCTGAACTGTATGATGAAGTATGGTCTAGTATAGTTGCAAACAAAGGAAGTGTGCAACATTTAGATATATTAGATGATTGGGAGAAAGACGTATTCAAAACAGCAGTAGAAATCAATCAGGCATGGATAGTAGAACACGCTTCAGTAAGACAAGAATTTATTTGTCAATCACAGAGTGTAAATCTATTCTTCCCGCCTGATGTAAATAAAGGGGATTTGCATAATGTTCATATGTTGGCATGGGCAAAGAACTTAAAAACATTATATTACCTAAGAAGTGAAGCTATCGGCAGAGCTGATAATGTATCTTCTCAGGCTAAAAGAGAGATAATCTTTGAACAATCAGATTGTCTAAGTTGCGAGGGATAAATGAGCAAACTATTAGAAGAGAGAGATTATTATAAACCTTTCGATTATCCTTGGGCATTTGAGTTCTATAAAAAACAACAGCAAATGCATTGGCTACCTGAAGAGGTGCCACTCCAAGATGATATTAAGGATTATACACATAAATTATCAGAAGGTGAAAGAAAACTTATAGATAACATATTTAAGTTTTTTACACAAGCTGATGTAGATGTATGTTGTGGATATGCGAAGCATTATCTACCAACATTTAAACAACCAGAAATAAGAATGATGTTAGTAAGTTATGCTGCTATGGAAGCAGTACATCAAGAAGCATATTCTTTATTACTGGAGACACTAGGAAAATCAGATGAGCAGTATACAGAGTTCTTTGAGATACAAGCTATGGCGGAGAAGCATGAGTACTTAACTGATTTTAATATGTCTAACCCACATGAGATTGCAAAAACAATGGCAGTCTATAGTGGTTTTACAGAAGGAGTACAACTATTTAGTAGTTTTGCTATACTTCTAAACTATCCAAGACATAATCTTATGAAAGGTATGGGGCAGATAGTAACATGGTCTATAAGAGACGAGTCACTTCATGTTGAAGGACTATCAAAACTCTTTAGGACTTTTATTGCAGAAAATCCAGATATATGGACAGATAAACTAAAGTATGAGATATACTGTGCGGCAGAACGCGTTGTTGAATTAGAAGATAAGTTTATTGATGTTTGTTTTGAAAAAGCAGACATACCTGACTTAACAGCGAAAGAAGTAAAAGAATACATAAGATACATCGCCGATAGACGATTACTTGGTCTTGGTATGAAAGCAATATTCCATAGCACAGTTAACCCACTTCCATGGATTGATATGCAAGTTAATGCAGTTGAGCATACCAACTTTTTTGAAAACCGTGCTACTGAGTATGCTAAGGCTAGTACACAAGGAAATTGGCAGGATATATTTAAGTAATGAATAATTTACCAGAGTCTATAGACATTGATGGCGTAACGTATTATACTGATGAAATGGCAGAAAATCAACAACTTATTCTATTAGCTATAAGTCAATGTGATATAGAGCTAGATAGAGCAAAACACATGATGGCTATTTGTCAAACAGCGAGACAAGCATATATAAATGATTTAGGTTCACAACTTAAAGATGATGCAAAAGAATCTTAGATTTTATATATTAGTAACTCATACGTTACACAAAGTTAAAAGACACTTTTCTTACACAGGTATATTGCCTAAGGAAGCTATAGTAGTTATTAATACTACTAATGATGTTTTCTATAAGCAATGTAGTAATTGGTGTGATTCCAAAGGTATACCATGGATTCGTACAGAATCTGATGGTACACCAGCAACTGGAAAGAATAGTGTCTTAGACTTATTTTTAAATAGTAAAGATGACTATATGGTAGCAATAGACGGAGACGACTATTTAACTAAATATGGCTATGCTTATTATAAAAATATTGTAAAACAAAACAACCCCCCTGATAGTTTATGTCTATATAAACAACAATCCCAACTAATCACTATTTTTGGTCAAAGAATATGGATTAATCTTATGGGACTTCCCACAGATTTAGATACTGAAATGCACGTACGTAGAAGCCATTTAATGGGCGAAGTATACGCACACCATTTAAAAGACTACTATGAAAATAAGTATGGAGACCTAGAGCTGTATGTAAAAGATTGTTTGAAACATACAAAAGAAAATTTATATTATGTATATAAATACTATGAAAGATATAATATATACGAGAATGAATTTGCAGAATCTCATTGTAGACCTGTATTATTTTCTAAAGCAGCAGCAAAAGAATGTCACTTTCCTAGTAATGTACCTGTGGGAGAAGATACATTAGTATACTTACAACTTAAAAATGCACATTTTCAAGGAAGAATACAAACTCAACTAGTAGATGAACTAAACGAAGGAATTACTTATCTCTATGACTGTATAAAATCAGATGGTGATGAGTTAGGAGCTATGTTAGGAATTACTCTTAATCAGACAGATTATACTTGGGTACGTTTAATAAATATAAAGCTAAAAGAAATGGAACAAAAAGGAGAGTTACACGCTGTTCCGCTACCTGTAAATAATTGTTTACCGAGTAAGTGGGAAAAAGATAACTTAATACCTGCAAAACCCCAGTTTCCTTTTGATTTTGATTTAGAAAAATGGGATGAACAGTGGAAAGATAAAGGAGTATTCCATGAGGCACCTAGTAAAGAAGCGATGGAAATAATAGAAAATATAAGAATGTGTGAGAATTACTATTCTACAGAATCTGCTGTAGTTTTACAAAACATAGAACAACAAAAAGAAAATAAAAAAGAATTATTAAAAGCTTTAGGAATAAGTCCTAATGCTATGGTCAAGTTTCCCAAAGGTTATTTTAACAACTCTAGACCTTACTTTCACCACGCTACTCCTCACGAAGTAGCACAACATTACCCAAAATCATGAAAATATTTATAGGTTACGAATCTACATACCCCGAAATGTTTGAGGTATGCAAAAAAAGCATACTTCGTTACAATCCCAAACATGAAATCATACCACTCAAAAAATCGGAAATATCGGAATATACTCGTCCATTTCAGAACGAGAGTACGGAATTTGCCTTTACCCGTTTTCTAGTACCACAGCTCTGTGACTATGAAGGGGAAGCTTTATTCTGTGATGGAGATTTCTTATGGCTCTGTGACCCTGAAGAAGTTATGGACTATTTTTCCGATGAACATACAGTTCATGTCGTAAAACATCCTAGTTTCCTCGTCAAACCTAAGAAAATGAAAAACAAGAAAAACCATGCTTATCCTAGAAAATACTGGTCAAGTCTCATGCTTTTTAATAATCCTAAATGTAAAGAACTTACTTATGATTATGTAAACCAAGCCCCAGCGGGTGCATTGCATGAGTTGAGATGGGCAGAAAGCGTAGGGGAACTTCCCGCGCAGTACAATGCCATGGTAAATTATTACAAATTTAAGAAACCAAAAGCCCTGCACTACACAGACGGTGGGCCTTGGTTAAATATAAACGAGTGTTCGGAGTACACAGCATCATGGATGAAACTTTACAAAAGTTAACAGAAGATAAAAATATTATACTTGTGGGAAATTCAGTAGAAATGCTGGAGTATGAGTATGGGGAATATATAGAAAACTTTGATACAATTGTACGATTTGGAAATGGTATACCTGATGAACATACTGAAAGTCTTGGTATTCGTACTGATATATGGATTACAGGGTGGCTTCGTGCAGTAAAGGTAAAATATTTTCCAACTGCGTATAAATTATTCAATCGTTGCAGAATACACCTCGATATACAACCAAAAGACCTAACTCCACCTTTTGAGCATGAAACTATGTTTAATGATGATGAATTAAAAAAGATTTATAAAATGGTGGGAGCTGAAAACAATGTTAAAATGGGAAATAGGCCAAGTGCAGGTTTCTTAGGTATATTATTCTTTTTAACTAAAACCAATCCTAAGTCAATTACTCTAATTGGCTTTGACTTTTTCTCTAAGAAACTACCATTTAAAAGTGGTAACGATTACCCTTCTAGTTGGCATTTACCACACAACTCTCAAGAGTCTAGTCCTCATAATAATATGGAGAAACCTCTTGTACAGAAGTGGGCAAATGAAGGTAAATTAGAATGGAAAATTCTATCTGATTTGAACGAAGAGTTCTTAGATTTTACCTAGTTTATACCCGACTTCAATTAATTTTCTTGATACTTGTTTCTGTTTATTTGATTTAAATAATAAAAGTTCGTTGATTCTAGCATTTCTTAAATTTACAGGTATGTTTGGTATCTGTGCAGTCCACAAGTCCCAAGGTATTCCTAACTGTATTCCTGCTGGTAAGTATTGGTATTTCATCAACAACCATTTTGGTAGAACATGAACACTAAATGATTTTCTCATAATTACATTATGGTTAATAAAATCTTTTGTGTTTAATGCTTCGTAGGTAAGAAGTTTATCATTTTTGCCATTTACATATACAGGCATTTGTTTTCCTCTATAGCAGAATGGTGTAAAGAAAGACCTATTCCAACTACCCATAACTCTTCTATCTACATGGTGTGGGTAAAGTATTGGATTTATTCTTGCGTTCTGACCTCGTGCAAATAATCTTTTTTCATCAAAAGCAACCATTTTATCCCAATTCATAATAAAAAATTCAGTATCAATATTATCTAATACTGGAGTTTCTTTTCTACCTACTTCTTCTTCCTCAAACATATTGCTTTTAAAACCTAAGATATCATAATACTTTCCGTATGTAGGATGGTCTTTGTATACATTCATATGGGAGTAAGTACAAAATTTATTCTCAAAATATTTTTCATCAGGTATTTCATTTTTCCACCCGTTTTTTAAGAATATTCTAGCTCCACCTGCATACATAACTCTTTTATTTAAGCCACCTTTATTCTTCCAATACTCTTTCAAGTATCTCATGGCTCTGGCTTGTTCTTCTCCTTTCCAAAAACTCTGGTATACTTTTACATTTTCTATATTAGCGAGTGCCCATGATACTACATTTTTATCCCAGTCATCTTCGTGGATAAATAAATGCAAGCGAAAGTCCTCGTCCTTCTCAATTAGAGAGGCAAGTGTAAATAAACTAAAGTGTTTTATGTATGTATGTACTATCTCAATCATCTTCTTTTTTATATTCCCAAAAATTATTTATAAACCTTTCTAGTCTTTCCTCTGCATCTTCATCAAAATCAAATATAATTCCTGAATTTTTTGCTGATAAAATCTTCTTTATCGTATTTGATGCTTTAGTTCCTGCTACGGCATGGTAAATGCTTTCGTATGTTAATAAATTTTTCTCTCTTTCTTTCTTAGAATGACTTATCATCCTAAGTTGTTTGTTTAATAATAATGCTACTATTCCCATTTCACTATTTGGCATTGTAGCAACCTCTTTGCAGTTGTATAAAATTTCATGTCCACTTTGTTTTTTATTTAATACTTTATCTGCTCCAAAATCTTTTTTGAATTTAGCCATGTAAAGTGCATTAGTAATAGGATGAGGTTTTATAACATAACCCTCTTTTACAAAGTTTCTCATTCTACCCCAGTGTATAACTCTATCTTTACATATTAAATTACTACCTGGTGGAAAAATTACTTTATCGTAATGTTCTTGTGTTTTTGCTAAAATGTATTTATCTTCTATACAATTTAGTATTTTTTCTATTCTTTCTTCGTCAATCTCTATGTCCGACTTAGCAATAGATATCATTAACTTATCGTTAATTTTTACAGAATTTGTTTTTACATAAATTCCTCTACCTAAAAAATCTGTGTATAACCACTTTCGTATTGTAAATAATTCATTTGTGTTAAACCATACGTCATATTCAAATCTAACACCTTCTTTCCAGTCTGGTATTAGTCTTTTTTTAAAATTCAATAATGCGTCTCTTTGATGGTCAGGTCTATAACAAGACCCTGATTTCATAAAGTGAGTAACCTTGTCTCCAAGACTCTCATTACTTGCCATAGGAACTAATTTATCTTTTTTAACTTTTACTGTTTTTAATTCCATCTTTTAACTCAAATAATTGTGTTTCTATATTTTTTAATCTATCTTCTTGTTCTACGATTGTGTCCATTAGTGCGACAACAATACTTTCTAATTTATCGTTAACATACTTGGGGGTTATATCTTTGTCCTTTAGTTTCATTTAGTCTGTCCATGTTGAACCGTCCCAGTAACTTGCACTAAAGTCGTTTATACTTGCAACTTCTGTGTCAAAGATTGTACCCGCCTGAGACGCTGTTATTCTTTCAAATACTGTGGTACTCGTATTAAATGTAGTTGTGGTAATATGGTCAGTTGTTCTAGTTGTTTCTGTTACATTACCTGTGGCAAATGTTGTGGTTGTTGTTTTGCCTGTTTCAAATTCTGTTGTTCTAGTTGTTTCAAAAGTAGTAGTCGTATCGTAAGCTGTATTCTTAGAAGTAGTAGTAGACCTATCTGTTTCAAATGTAGATACTGTACTTCTGCTTGATGCTGTATCTCTTGCAGTAAGTGTTGCTCTAGCTGTATTAAATGTACTTGTAGTTTCTCTGCTAGATTGTGTTGCTCTAGAGGTTATTGTTCCTTTAGTTGTGGCATATACTGTTGTTGTATCTCTACTTGTTAAAGTTCCTCTAGCTGTATTAAATGTTGTTGTCGTATCTCTAGATGTTCCTGTTACTCTTTGTGAACCTCTACTTGTTAAGTATGCTGTTTCATACGCTGTACTTCTACTTGTATTAGTATTTCTAGTTGTTCCAAATGAGGTATTATCTACGTATGCTGTTGTTCTTGAAGTTTCTGTTCCTCTACTTGTATTAGTACTTCTACTTGTGTTTGTGGCTCTACTTGTTACAAATACTGTATTATCTACATACGCTGTTGTGTAATTTGTATTTACTAAGAATACAGTAGTGAAGTTAGTGCTATCTACATATGCGGTTGTTCTACTTGTATTTGTACTTCTTGTAGTTGAGAATGATGTATTATCTACATATGCTGTTGTTCTACTTGTGTCTGTAGTTTTAGAAGTATTCGTAGACTGTGTAGTTGTATAAGCTGTTTCGTTTGTGAAGCCTGTGTTGTCTACATAAGCTGTTGCAAATGAAGTGTTGTCTACATAAGCGGTTGTTCTAGAAGTGTTTGTATTTCTTGTTGTACCAAATGAGGTATTATCTACATATGCTGTTGAGAATGATGTATTATCTACATATGCTGTTGTTCTAGAAGTGTTCGTACTTCTTGTAGTACCAAATGAAGTGTTATCTACATATGCTGTTGAGAATGATGTATTATCTACATATGCTGTTGTTCTACTTGTGTTCGTACTTCTTGTAGTACCAAATGAAGTGTTATCAACATAAGCTGTTGTAAATGTTGTGTTATAAGAAGTAGAATTTGTAAACCCTGTATTTCTACTTGTGTTCGTTGCCTGTGTAGTTGTATAAGCAGTAGAGTTTGTAAATCCTGTATTTCTACTTGTGTTTGTAGCTTGTGTAGTTGTTCTACTTGTATTCGTGTTTCTAGAGGTATTCGTATTTCTGCTTGTGTTCGTTGCCTGTGTAGTATTATAAGCAGTATTTCTAGAGGTATTTGTATTTCTGCTTGTGTTCGTTGCCTGTGTAGTATTATAAGCAGTAGAGTTTGTAAATGATGTATTTCTACTTGTATTTGTATTTCTAGAAGTATTTGTGTTATAAGAAGTAGAATTTGTAAATGATGTATTTCTACTTGTATTAGTACTTTCAGTAGTATTGTAAGAAGTATTTCTAGTACCCCCACCAGTAGTTCTAGTTGTATTTACTTGTCTAAATGCTGAACTTGCTGAAGTACCTGTTCTTCTTTGATAAGTTCCAGAGTACCCTGAGTTAAATCCACCGCCCCAACCGCTGTAATAATTTCCTCCACCACTCCAGGATACTGTAGTAACTCTGTTATAGTAGAATGTTAAGTATGTAGTACTATTTCCAAATGCTGTTGACCTTGTTGTTGCTCTAGCAGTATTATTGTCGAAGTCTGTACTTCTACTTGTG